TGACTTAAGAGCAATGGGTATACCGGTGCAGGAGTACACGCCGGGTAAGGGGCAAGACAAAATTGCCCGCTTGAACTCAGTCTCAGACATAATTGCGAGTGGGAAAGTGTGGATTCCGCAAACCCGCTGGGCAGAAGAGTTAATAGATGAAATAGCGGCGTTCCCATCTGGGGAACACGATGACTTGGTTGACGCAACAACACTTGCGTTAATGCGCTTTCGTCAAGGTGGGTTCTTACGTTTACCAAGCGATGAACCCGAAGAGATTAAATGGTTTAAAGGCCACCGCCGCGAGCGGTTCTATACAGTTTAAGGATAAATTATGGCAACGAATTCAATAGACAAAGGTTTGTACGCGGCCCCTCTTGGTATCGAAGAAGATATGGATATGGCCCCGATAGAGATTGAGATTGAAGACCCCGAAGGCGTGCGTATTGCTATGGGAGGTATTGAGATTGAACTGGAGCCCGGCAAGGAAGAAACAGATGAAGACTTCGATGCCAACCTTGCTGACTTCATGGACGACAGTGCGCTTGACTCTCTTGGTGGTGAGTTGGTTGCTGACTTTGACAAAGACATTGGCGATCGCAAAGATTGGATCAGAACCTATGTTGACGGCTTAAAGTTATTGGGTTTGAAGTATGAGGAAAGAACAGAACCGTGGGCCGGTGCTTGTGGTGTGTTTCACCCCATGCTCACTGAGTCCGTTGTGCGCTTTCAGAGTGAAGGCATCATGGAGACGTTCCCCGCCGCTGGCCCTGTGAAGACGCAAATCTTGGGGAAAGATACTCCCCTAAAAGAAGAAGCATCTGCTCGCGTAAGAGAAGACATGAATTACCAACTCACAGAGGTGATGGTTGAGTACCGCCCAGAGCATGAGAAGTTATTGTGGAATTTACCTCTGTCTGGATCGGCATTTAAGAAGGTTTACTACGACCCAAGCATTGGACGCCAAGTTGCAATGTTCATCCCAGCGGAAGACATTGTTGTTCCTTATGGCGCGTCTAATTTAGAACGTGCTGAGCGCGTTACGCACGTGATGCGTAAGACTGAGAATGAGATTCTTAAGCTGCAAGAGGCTGGGTTCTACAGCGATGTGGAGTTGGGTGAGCCGTCCGGTGAGCTTGATGATATTGAGAAACAAAAAGCTGAAGAGACGGGCATGTCAGCACTGCAGGATGAACGGTATCGCATACTTGAGATGCACGTTGACCTTGACCTGAAGGGTTACGAGCACGAGGATAAAGATGGTGAAAAGACAGGCATTGCGCTTCCTTACGTAGTCACAGTTGAGAAAGCGACAACTAAGATTCTTGCCATTCGCCGCAATTGGTACGAGGATGATGATTTGCACATTAAACGCCAGCACTTTGTTCACTATCAATACATACCGGGGTTTGGCTTCTATGGATACGGACTCATTCACCTTATCGGCGGCTACGCTAAGTCAGCGACTATGCTTATTCGTCAGCTCGTCGATGCTGGCACTTTGTCTAATTTACCCGGTGGCCTTAAGTCTCGCGGCTTACGAGTCAAAGGTGACGACACCCCAATTGCACCGGGGGAATTTCGTGATGTTGATGTACCGAGTGGATCAATCCGAGACAACATTTTGCCGTTGCCTTACAAGGAACCCAGTCAGGTTCTCTTTGCCTTGTTCCAGAACATTGTGCAAGAGGGTAGGCAGTTCGCTTCCTCAGGAGACATGAACGTCAGTGACATGAGTGCGCAAGCACCCGTGGGCACAACACTGGCTATTCTTGAAAGAACATTAAAGGTGATGGGTGCTGTGCAAGCACGTATGCACTACTCAATGCGTCAAGAGTTCCGCCTCTTAAAAGCCATCATCGCTGACTACACACCGGAAGAGTATGACTACGAGCCAGTCGATGGTTCACGTCGTGCTAAGAAATCTGACTACGACATGGTCGCTGTGATTCCTGTGAGCGATCCAAACGCTGCAACAATGGCGCAGAAAATTGTGCAATACCAAGCTGCATTGCAGTTAGCGCAGACAGCACCACAACTCTACAACTTGCCACTCTTGCATCGCCAGATGATTGAGGTATTGGGTATTAAGAACTCAGCAAAACTTATCCCGATTGAGGATGATGCTAAAGCTACAGACCCAGTGCAAGAGAACCAGAACGTGTTAACAGGTAAGCCTGCTAAAGCGTTTATTGAGCAAGACCATCAGGCTCATATTGCAGTGCACACAAGCATGCTTCAGAACCCCAAGATCATGGGCATGATTCAGCAGACCCCGCAAGGTCAGGCGCTAACTGCTGCTATGCAAGCTCACATCAACGAGCACTTGGCGTTTGCATATCGCAAAGAAATTGAGCAGACGGTTGGCTTGTTGTTACCAACAGAAGAGCAAGGAAAGAACATGGCCCCTGAAGTGGCAGCTCAAGTGGCTCAGCTTTCTGCACAAGCATCAACTCGCATGACTCAACAGGCACAGTCACAAGCCGCGCAACAGCAAGCTCAGCAGCAAGCCCAAGACCCCATCATACAGATGCAACAGCAAGAGTTGCAGATTAAGATGCAGGAACTTCAACTCAAACAGCAGAAGCAACAGATTGATGCGGCAGCTAAGGCTGACCAACTTCGTATTGAAGAGTCACGTATTGCGGCTCAGAAAGAAATCGCGGCCATGCAAGTTGGTGCAAGCGCAGCCGCTGCAAAAGACAAACTTCAAAAGTATCAAGAGCTTGAAGGTACCAAGATTGGCGTTGATATTGCCAAAAACCGCGCTCAGATGGCCATGCAAATGGCACAGAGATCGTCCCAAAAACCTAGAAAGGAGAGAGATTGAACGACTACAAATTGTTGGCGCACGTCGCCAAAGAGATTGAGAAGTTAAAGGAAGAGCAAGCTTTTCATGTTGCAGGGGGTAGAGCCGCTGACATAGAAGAGTATCGAAGCATCTGTGGGGTAATCCGGGGTCTTAACCTAGCAGAGAATGTAATCAATGACCTTGTGCAAAAAATGGAGAAATCTGATGACTGAATTTAACGTCGCTGCCGTGGACTTGTCTGGCATTCTTAATAAAACCGCCGAAGATAAAGCTAAGCAGTTGCCCGACCCACGTACATTTCACATTTTGTGTGTGGTGCCTGAAGCTATGCAGGAGTATGCAGATAGCGAAGTTGGGATTATTAAATCCAACCAAGCTATGCATTTTGAGGAAGTACTCACTCCCGTTCTATTTGTCGTCAAGCTTGGGCCTGACTGCTACAAAGATACCACTCGGTTCCCTAGTGGGCCAAGTTGCAAGGAAGGTGATTTCATCATCTGCCGCCCCAATTCAGGCACCCGTCTGAAGATTCATGGCCGTGAATTCCGCATCCTCAATGATGATTCGGTTGAAGCAGTTGTGGAAGACCCCCGTGGAATTACACGTGCATCATAAGGAGTAACACATGGCACAGACTGAGTTTAAAGACGAAGAATTTAAGTTTCCTCATGAAGCCGATGAAACTAAGGGTAAACCCGAAGTAGAAGATGATGGCGGCTTTGACGTAGAAATTGAAGACGATACGCCTCGTAAAGATCGTGGTCGTAAGCCCGATGACACACCCCCCGAAGACCCGACTGAGGATGAACTTGCCACTTACGACGAGAAAGTTCAGTTGCGGCTAAAGAAATTTACACGTGGATACCACGATGAACGCCGTGCAAAAGAAGAAGCACTGCGCGAGCGCGAGGCGGCTGAGAAGATGACCAAGCAATTGTGGGATCAAAACCGCAGGTTGCAGGAACAAGTCTCGCTTGGATCAAGAGCGTATATTGAGCAGTCAAAGAGTTCCGCTGAAATGGAATTTGAGAACGCCAAGAAAAAATATAAAGAGGCTTATGAGTCCGGAGATTCCGATGCTGTAGTGGACGCGCAGGCAGAAGTTTCACGGGCAACGCTGAATTTAGATAAAGTTCAGAACATGAGGCCTTTACAAGCTGAAGAAAATAATGTACAAATACAACAACGTAGTACAAATCAACCCGCTGTATCACAACGAGATGAAAGTTGGATGCAGAAAAACACTTGGTTTGGTACCGATCCTGAAATGACAGCATCCGCCCTCGGGTTGCATCAAAAGCTGGCAAAGGAACACGGT